GCTTGGGCAGCATCACACCTGCAAGGTCAAACTTGCTAGCCAATTCAAAACTAACAGCATCACGCGATTCACCAGACTTGCGGTCGATATACCAGATCTCATCTGGGAACTTGGCATGAGGGTCAGCAGCAGCTTCCCCGTCTAAATACTTCTTCAGCGTTCGAATCCGCTTGACAGTTGCACCGCCAAGGTCATTGCCCGGCGTGGTGGCATTCACCAGCAGCAACAGCGTTGACACCGTGCCATCAAGGTTTGCCACCGTCAGGCTGGGACGAGGCAATGTGCCAGTGTTTGTGTAATCAAAACCTTCCGCTTGAATCGGCAGACGCGTGTAGGTATTGCCGTTCCAAGTAATGTTCCCAGTCACGTTGGCATTGCAGCCGTTATGCCAGCGGTAGGTGTCGCTGCTGCCGTGGAGAGTCGTATCAAGCGTCAGTTCAAACAGTTCGATGATGGCGCTTGGAGCAAGCGTTGAAAGTTCTTCGTAAACGCCGCTGATGGCCGTCCAAGTGACCGTGTTATCAACAACCGTGCTACCAATATCAGTTGGCCAAGCAGGCTGTGAGGCTGCGCTAGTACCTGCTGTGGTGCATTGAAAGACCAGGCCAGACGCCTGCAACGTGCTGGCGCGGACAATATTGCCAACGCTGTATGCAGTTGAACTAGCCCAAGCGGAATACGCCATCAGGGTTCAAATACTTGCCGGAATGTGGCCTGAACGGTGTTGATGTTGGCTGCCACCATCGTCGTTGACCATTCGTCGCAGACCCACTTGGCGGCAGAACCATACGGTGGAGTCCAATCAAATGACTCCGTGGCACCACGCGCCTCAAGGAAGCTATTGATGTTGTCGCGTTCGGTGTTTGTGCGGTTCCTAAACGTCAGGCGCCACGTCACAGGCTGCGTGTTCAACCCATAAGCCAGACGCTGCTCGTAGCCATCACCAAACTGCACACGGCGAACAACAGGCCGTTGCTCCTCGCTGGCGTCAAAGTCAGGCGTGTAGGTGAAGGTTGCCATCAGCGCGTACCAGCCAACAATCCACCAGGACGTTGTTGTCTGATTATCTCAGCCTTGACAGCGGATGACACAGCCACACCCAATGCATTGGCTTGCGAACCGTTGCCCTGCACGTCACTGCCCTTTGCATCCACGTTCACAACCACGTTCACCCCACCACCCTGACCGCTCATGGTCACAGGGATGGATCGGCCATCAGGCAGCGGCACATAGGCTTCAGGGCGGCTTCCTTCGCCAAACATGGCGATCTGCGGTGAGTTGGCGATACCACCAGAGGCGTAACGCTTGAGCGGCATTGGACCGTTCTCCGTCATCACACCGCCCATGGCGAAGCCAAGGAAGTTGCCGATCCCACTGCCCTGGAAGATTGCCTTGAGGCCAGCAAAGATTGCTGCACGAGCAAAGATCTTGGCCAGATCAGCAAGGACAGAACGGGTGAAATCAGCAAAGCTTGCTTTTCCAGTGGTCACAAACTCAGCAAGTTGATCGCCAAGACCAGCAAACGCATTGCCAAGGGTGCTGCCAAGGTTGTTGCCAAGATCAAGGGCAGCATCGGAAACAGATTTAAAAGATGCCTTGAAACTTTCAGCAAATGTTTTGGCTTTATTGGTTTGCTCAAGAGCGGCTCGCAGTCTTGCAATTTGATCTTCCGTAGCCTGCGGGAATCGGGCAATAAAATCTTCAATTTGACGCGTGATCAGCAACCGTTTTGCTTCTTCTTCAGTGATTTTGCCTGACTTAATTTCGGCATCTTGAAGAACTTTATTGATTTCTTTTTGGGTGTCTAATGCTTTAATTATTTCATTGCCATAGCCTTGGAATGCTGCTTCTACAGCCTTGGCAAGAGTGCGCTGATTATTCAGACTTTCGGCAATCGCCTTGTTGTTGCCAATGTTGTTTCGCTCCAGTTCAAGGGAAACCTGCAGTTATCCAAGTTGAAAGCGTTTATAGGCGGCTTGAATGTCAAGACCGGCATTCTCAAGGCGATTGATTTCTTTGAGAAGATCAAGTTCTTCTTTGGTGAGATCAACAAGTTTTTTGGCGTTCTTTGCCCTACCGCCTTCAGCACCACCTTCAGCGGCTCCTGGAGCCATTGGTTGACCTACAGCGGAGCCAAAAGCGGAAGGCTTGAATTCAGGAAATAGCAGGTCTTGAACTTTATCTGTGTAACCAGTTGACTTGGCAGCTTTTGTTGCGCCATCAATCAATTGATTGAATCGTTGCGTGTAAAACTTTTCTGCCTCACCAGCGCGAATAAACGTAAACAGGCCACCGGGACCGCCAAAGCGTCGATCAGTCTCACGACGTGCTTGTTCTTGGAACTGAGAAACACGCTGAGGACTCAAGCTTTGTACTGCTTTTGCCCGGTTGATTGCATCTTCTATACGTCCGAGAACCGTATTGAGGTTGCCAAGGATCGCAGTAAATGCGGCATTGAATACACCAACAATGAATTTGGCAAAACCACCAACAAGCTTACCGATTTCATTGAAGCCAATTGCCAGCACCGTAAGCACACGCTTGATCGTGTCCTCGTTCTTCAGGGCAAACTCAACAAGTCCGCGCAGGTAATTTTGAAAACCAGCGCCAACAACTTGGAAAAATCCGCCGTAAGCAACGGTTGCAAAGTCAAGCGAGACCTTTAATCTTGCACCTGCGTTTTCTGGCGCATCAGCAAGAATTGACGCAGTTTCGCCGTAACGCTTGTACAGTTCTTCGCTGAATTTCAAGAAGTCAGCAAGAGTCACCTTGCCATCTTCCAGCGCCTTGTCCAATTGCTGAGGCGTCTTGCCAATTGCCTGAGCAAAAATCGTGAATGCACCAGGCAAACGTTCACCAATTTGCTGGCGAAGTTCTTCAGCGGAAACCTTGCCCTTGCTGAACACCTGAGCAGTTGCTCGCAGTGCTGCGTTCAGCTTTTCAGCATTACCACCCGTTGCAACAACAGCAGCAGCAATTCCACGGAACACCTGCGTCGTTTCCCTTGTGCCAAGACCAGCGCCAACAACAGACGCCTTCAGTTGCGTGTACTGCTCAGTTGTGTCTTTCAGGGGCAGCAAATACTGCTTGCTGAATTGCGTGACATCAGCAATGCTTTTTGTGTAATCAGCCTGATCTTTGCTGACACCAGCAAGTGCAATCCGGTACTTATTGATCTGGGCGACGTTTTCTGCAACTGCCGCAAATTGTTGCCGTAAACCTGCAACCTGCGCACCAATAGCAGCACCAGCAAGCGCACCAGGCACGCCACCAGCAATACCACCAATGGCACCACCAATTGCACCTTCAGGACCGCCAAACACGCCACCAGAGGCCACGGCGCCAAGCGTTTGAGCCAGACGTGCGCCACGACCACGACCTGCCTGTTTGCCTTCTACCTGAGCGAGTTTCTGATCAAGTTTGGCGATCTCAGCCGTAGCCTGCTTGAACGCATCACTGCCAAGATTTGCCGAACGGCGGATTGCATCAAATGCATCACGCTGACGCTGCAGACCACTGATCGAACGAACAGCAGCGGCATCCAAACTGCGGATTGAATCCAGCAGACGGTTGAAATCATTGCTGCCAGCCTTGGCCTCAGAAGCAACACCACGAACCGCTGTACGCAGCCGATTCAACCCTTCAAGGTTTTGAACCTCGGCTCTTACGCGGACAACCGTGGACTGCTCGGCCATTACTTACTCCGTTGTTCCTGAAAGCATTTCAAGGCTGTAGCTTCCATGATCCGAATCCCTTCGAAAATCTTGATGGGATCCGTCACTGCATACAGCTTACAGAGCCATTCCAAACTCGGGTAGTTCAAGCCAACAGCGCCTGACATCCCAACAACCCACTGGGTTTGCATGCGCATGAACATTTCAATAATCTCCCAGTTCTCTTCCCAAACCTCAAACTGATTTCCATTATCTCGTGATTGCAAATCAGCAATGGCTTCAGGCATCAAACCTAAAGCCTTGAGGTCATCTTCGCTTTCGTCCTCGCCGGCTTTTGCTTCGCCGCACCAGTAACGGGCGGCCTCTTCTAGTTTTTTGCCAGGACTCCAGCAACGCTGTCAGCGTAAGCCGTGATCAATGCTCGGATCACATACGGATCATCAAGCATCTCTTTCTTGTTCTTTTGAGTGAAGGCAATCTCCTTGCCGTCATCATCCAAAACACCGTCCCAACCTTCAAGGATCTGTTCAACAAGAGCCTCTTCACCCTTGTCAAGCAGATCCATAAAGGCGGAACGGCTCATCCGCTTGAAGACTGCATCGAACGTTTGTTTTTCAAACTTACCGCCGTCAATAGGTGTTTCCACCGTGACCGGCCATTTGTACGACGCAGTCTTCTTGAGAACGAATGCCATGCGGTTTAGGTGTACGCCAAGGTGAACTCGTCGTTACCCGAGGAAGTGGGTACGAGAGTATACGGCAGGTTCAGCATAACAACGCCGTTGTCTTCTGAGTAGCTGGGGTTGCCAAGGCTCATACCGCCGGCAGCGGTAGCAAGAGCAATAATGTTCCCAGCCGTGGTGCCGTGCGTGATGCTGAATGCGCCGGTGGTGCCAGCCACGGCGTTGGCAAAGAAGTCCTTGGTTGCAAGGCTCACCATCTCAATGGTCAGGCTGCCGTTGCCAGCGCGGTTCACGATGCTGACTTCCTTGTCGGAGTTCACCAGTTCGCGGTAGACTACCTCGTTGCCCACGTCCAGTGTGCAGGTCTGCAGCGGGATGGCGCTAGAGGCGTACAGGGTGAAGGCGGTGGTGTTGGTGTCGTTGAAGATCTGAGGAGCCGCCTGGTTGGTGTAGGTCGGGGTCGGATCTGCAGTGTCAGTCGGAGCCACGTACTGACCGGTCATCGTGAAGTTGATGACAGGAATCTGGTTCGCGGTCAGGTTCAACGAGAAGGTGCCGCGTGCGCCAGTCACTTTGTGACGAACACCATCCATCGAGAAGTAGATGGTGACGGAGGAGAACGAAGACGAAACCGGTGCGTAGGTCACGCTGGTGCTAGCCACCACAGTCTCGCTGAAGCCACATGCCTTGAGCAGCGAGCCATAACGAGGGGCGGTGCCGGCAGTGCCAGAACCTGCATACTCCACCTCAAAAGTCACCACCACGCGGGTGTTGGCAATCAACTGAGGAGAGTTGCCCAAGTAAGGGCGAACAAGATCACGAGAAAGAACCTCGGATTCAACCGGGGTAATTTCAAGATTGCGGACTTGAACGGCGTCGCTACCAGCAGGAGTCGAATCCGTGCCGTAGGTTGATTCAGCCTTTACAAGGACGGTCCGCTTCCGGTAAAGCTTCGCCATCGGAGTGGTCTCCAGAGAGATCAGTTTCTGTCAACAGTGTAAGCTTGCCAGTCTCAACGTCAAAGAGATAAGTTCCCCCGACGCCGGGATTTGGCACAGGCTTCGGCGTGTTCGATTTGATCATCAAATTAACCTGCCACTGTTAGGTCAGTTCGACTAGAGCGATACATGACCATGTAGTCCATGCTAATGATACCAAGCGGAACATCAGCCTCATAAAGACTGAAATCGACACGATCAGGATCAATGTCAAGGGCGTAACCATTGCAGGTTGGATCCGCCATGATTTTTTGATGCACCTGTTGCGTGTAAGTATCTGAGTCGTCGTCAGGCACAGCGGCTCGCACCAGCACCGTCACGCGAACACGCAGTTGCCATTGAAGTTTGCTGCTGAATACCTCGCTGGGTTGATCGCTGACCGGCTCCACGATGACAGCAGGCACCTCACCACGCGCCAGAGGCTCCACACGGCTGCGGTACACCGTCGCACCGGTGATGCTACTCAGGTTGCTTGCGATGCGAGCAAGGATCAGTTCGCGGCGTGTATCAGCCATGATCAGGCAGAGGCGACTTGAACAACGGTGCAGATGATGCCCGGAATGCTTGGATGAGCAAAGGGGCTAGTAGCTGCCGCCTCAGCGTGAATGTAGGCATCAGCATTGGATGTTGCCCAGATCAGCTCCAAGTAATCATTTGCAACAACAGGCAGCACAAAATTCACAGTGCCAATCACATTGCCGGCGACACCACCATGGCTAGCGATGATACTGAACTTGCTGTCGGAAGCTGGCACATCACCACTGGCGCCGCTGTCGTTTTTGCGCAGCCAAACGTTGATGTCGTGGATAGAAACACCAATGTTGCTGAACTGAATTGAAAAAGTCAGGCTGTAAACACCGGCATGATCAAATGTAATTTGAGTATCGGAAACAACGCGAATGCCGCGACTACCTGTATCACGCTGCCGCAGGTAAATCGATGTAGGCGTGTTGGCAGTTGCAGTCTGAGAGGTGCTATCCCAGAAAGAACCCCAATAACCAGGAGACGAAAAATACGGAAGCCGACTCCAAATTGAAACCCCGTCTCCAATCTTGAGATTATTGGTCTGCGTCTC